ATAATAAGTCCTTTACATTTCTGGATACCCCAGACGAAGTAACAGTGCTAGCTGCTTTATATTCAAATGTTGCTGAATTAAAGACATTGTAATAGCTACCTCCTGGATTGGTAACTTTAATATATTTGATATTAAAGTAGTTATTGTTGATTGCACTAATGCCTCTCAGTGTTCGAGCATAAAATGCGTAATAGCCATTATTGAATTCTCCATCAATATACACTGGATATCTTGTAGTCTTGTTTTTGGGATCACGTGTCATAGCTGCTGCAACTCCGGCATCTTTTCTTGTTCTTATGTCGAAATTATCAGCAGGATTTACATAATAATATTGAGCAACATTTTTGAATATCATGGCATCCTTATTGTTTTTGTCTGGATACCCAATAAACACATCAGCACATTCTTCTTCTATCAAATCCACGTAGAAGTAATAGTAACCTTGATCCAAAAATATATTGCCAGAAAACTCAAAAGTCGCATACAGCTTTTCAGATACCCTATTACCCAAATCATGATAAAAATTGTTGTTTTGTGTATTTGCTATACCAACATAATTATCCGAAATATTTGTATTTAACAACATGCAAGTAAATTCATTCTCAGTTTTAGGAGAGTATTTTGTGATAGCTCCGTTGGCATATAGATTTACATTAAAATAAACCCCTTTTAAAAATTGGTTTCTGATGCTAGTCGTTACATCTTGATACATTTGTGTTAAAGTATTAACAGTCAGTTTATATTCATCATCCAGCTTCGTATTAACTTCATTACATAGGCCAGCACATTTAGCATTCTCGCGACTCAAATGATTATTGAATTGCTGTCTTACACTATTTTCAGATGCTGAAATTTCTGTCCCAATAAATGCTTTTTGGCGGTTGAATTCAGTGTCGATAGCCTGCTTTAGCTCTTGTACAGCTTGCATATAAGTTGTAAATGATCCATCTGTTTCTTTACGGCTCTTCAATACTGCTGCTACATAGTTGCCAAAGGCAGTATTCTGTGTATGAACTTTTTTCCCATCTTCAGTCATCTTTTCCAATAGCTCTTTTATTTCCTCAAGTATAGCCTCTTTATTCTTTTTGATTTCATCAGTATCTTCTTGTATTTTTTGCGCCAACTGATTCGTCAAACTGGACATTAAATCCTGATTGTCTTTATCCTCGGCAGATATGTTATCATCAAATGAATCAACCAAATCTGGTACAACACTCAAATCAATATCTACAATCTCATCAACAGCGTTGAAGTCTTTGAAGGTAAATTGGACATTTCTAAATTCAGAGCTCTTTATATTTTTACACAGATCATAATTAAGCAGATGCGTGCCCATGTTCATTCTTCGTGGTCCATATATGATTTTCTTCATATTCTTGTCATATGTTAATTTGAACATATCATTGAATTTATTCTGCATGCTATTGTTCATTACAACAACATCAAATCTATTTGCATTATAACGAACAAATGAAATATCTTTTACCTTCAATGAAACACCAGAATTATATTCACAATGCAATACCATAAATGTCTTACCTTGCATATTCAAAGTTTTGTCTTTGTTCCCTGCGATATCACAAATAGATTTGTAAATATTTTGGTAATTTATATTAGGATCAAATGACATGGAAATGTATTCGTTATCCTTCTCATTGATATCTCTTATATTATTGATTGGGGTAGTGCATGCGGCAACGACAGAATCATTATAGCTAATAGTATTTAAATTTGAACTTCTAGTAAAACAACTATTCCAAAGATTGAAGTTGGTATGATCCACATCATTCACATTCTTCTTAGGATATACATAGCTTTTTGTTTCTTCTTGGTAATTATTGTCATAATAACTGCTTATTTCTTTCCAGTTGTCATATGATATTTTACATTTATTAAAATTGTTTGTATATAAATATTGTTTAATTTCCATCAACTTATTTTGCAGTTCTGTATTCCCTTTTTGAGATGCTTCTGCCAAAGCCATATCAATTTGCACGTCAGTCATATCATAGTATTGATAATATCTATCACACTCTGTTTCCTTCTGTGTATCAATAAAATATACGCCACAATTTCTCATTTGTACATCCATATCATACTGCTCTAATGAAAAACATCCATTGCTTTCTGGCACCTTTTCAGAGAATTTCTCTCTTTTTTGATAAATATATACATAGTAATAATATATAACTCCTGCCAAAATAACTAGCAATATGATGTTACACATAATTACATATATATTTGGTCCTTCACGAAATATACATTGTTGTATCATAAAGGACAGTGACCTTTATACTCTATATAATAAGTATATATTCATTTCTTGCTATTTGCCATTTATTTTCTTGTCAAGTGCTTCTATGGCTCTGATAATAAGCCAAAATAGACATATGATAAATATCATGCATGCAATAGAAAATATTACATACAAAGGCAACAATAATCTACTTCTAATCCCTAAAAACCGTGTAATAATTATCATGATAATAGCCAGTCCTGTTGAAATTATAAATAGCACAAATGTAATTGTTTCCAGGCTTTCATTAAACATAAAAATATAGTAAATTATTGAATATAGTATCAGAATAAATAATGTACCTATAGAGAAATATGAAAGTCCTACTCTGATTCTATTATCCCGTACGGATTTAACAATAGTTGCAAGAATTAACATAATAAAAACTGCAAGTATTCCATACCATATATTATCCCATATTACCATATCCCTTTTAGGAAGCCAATCAGAAATTGGCAAGAGAATGTATAGGTAAATCAAATATCCTACCAAAAAATATGCAAGGAAAATTAAAGCAAATAGCACCAGTTTCCATCCTAAACCATAAATAGCTTTGCTGCGCATAATTTTGTGAAGCGCAGTCAATCCAAATACAACTAAAACAACAATAAATACTATCAACAAAATCAGGGGAGTTTCCATTTTATTATAATGACACATATTTAATTTTACCAGCATTCATCTCTTGAATTTTCTTATTCATATTCTGTTTTGAATAATAAAATATCAGACCTTCTTTAAAAACGTCCCGTTTCAATTTATTCAGCGTACTTATAATGTCTTTATTTTTTATGGACAAGAATTTTTCTTTGATTTCACTTTTTTCTACAATAGGAATTTTATGTAGCAAATACTGACCATAATATGTGTTATATGATGTCAAATTATTGAATTTCTGAAATTCATATTTGACGATAAATTTTTCTTTACCACTATTGATTTCAGCATCTGTAAGTTGCATGTTTCTTATGATATTAAGGACAGTCTTAATCAGAATAGGGACAAGTTTATAATTTACACTTGTTTGTATGTAGTAGGATGACGACATAGGATTGACCATATCTACTGTAAGATTCATTCTAATATTATATATAAGCCCCATTTGATCTCTTAGTGTTTTATAGAATATGCCTGTTTCAAAATTGAATAGAATTTCTTGCAAATACATGAGACTCAAATGCTCTTTAGACAGATATTTTATACTGTCATCAACTACCAAACGAACTAGTGCATTATCATCATTGTAATTATTTTTAATGTATAATACTTTCAGGTTTTTGCTATTATATTGATATAAGGGAAAATGGATTCTCGCTTTTTTGTTGGTGTTGGGAAAACTAAAATATTTGCGTATTAATTTTGCAGCTTCATCAACCTTTCCATTAGGACATGTAACAGAGACAATAGTATTATGTGGCAATACATGCGTTTTTATGAAATGATAAATATCATTGGTATTGTAATTTGCAATATGTTTGATGTGTCTTGCATGATCATATTGATAAGCATATTTAGAATACATATATCTCCAAATTTTCATATCGAAAATATAATTATGGTCTGCTATATAGTTTCTTAGTTCTTGCATGACAGCATTCTTTTCTTGTTTTACCAAAGACTTTTCGAGTTGAAAATTACTGATGGTATTTCCTAATAAATCTAGATAGAATTCAATGTCTTTATAGAATCCTTGAATATAGAATTTTGTCTCATATTCACTGACTGATGCATTTGTGATTGCACCTCGTTTATTTAGTTCCCCACTGATCATTTTATAATCATTGTATTTTTTTGAGGTAAAACGCCCCATAAGATGTTCCATATAATGTGTTACTTCCATTTCATGTGGTTTTTCATGATTTTGTCCCAATAAGATACTCACTGTAACATCAGTAAGCTCTGTGTTCATAGGAATAATTAAGCCTCTTATTCCATTCTTGAGTTTAATAATCTTCTTTTTTTTATTATCCATTAGACTCTACTAAACAATGTACAAAAATAATAAATTGAAGAACTAAATAACCAAAGCCTTCAAATGACCAACACGAAGATCTGTATCAATTACAATCTCATAACCAGCAGCATGAATGTTTTTGCAGAAATTGACGTCTTCAGATGATAGGTCTTTCATAATGAGATCATCAGATTTGATTTCTTGCAATGGACCATCAAAATATGGATATGTCATTTTATGCAATACTTCTTTTCTACATGCAAAGAAACCCATTCCAGTGTAATGTACTGGCATATATTTTAGACTAGTCTCAGATTTCCATTTATTAAGATATTCTTCTGTTAAAAATTCGAATGTTCCATTTTTTGCAAAAAACTCTGTATCCCAAATTTTAACAGCGGCAAAATGTGTCAAATCTGCCATTCTATAGATACCAGATACTACATGATGTTTATCAGTTGCTTCAATCAAACTGATGAAATGCTCGGGAGTAAATATAATATCGCTATCAATTGTCACCCACACGTCAAAGTGATCACCATTAAATGGTTTCTGTGTAATACCTCTTCTTACATCTAATCCAAGCGTTCGCATTCTGACAAAACTAACAAAAGAACCAGTTCCAGGGGCAATAACTATGTTATATTTTCCAGAACTAATAAGTGCTGATATAGTATTTGTCCATGCTACCAAAAATTTAGAACTAAAATTATCTCCAGGTAGCCCAATTACAACAGTCTTTCTCAAGGGTTCGTTATTATCTTCTTTGATAGACTCCATGAAATCATAAATAATGCAAAGTCTTATATATTTTATGATGACAACATTTCGTGTTCATAGCACAAATGATGTATATTTAAAGTATCTTTTCTGCCAACACGTTGGGCTCTGCCAATAGCCTGATATTTAGCTAGTCCCATAGAATGATATATTATTACATCAGTTGCATAACTGATATCAATGCCACTTCCTGCAAAATGCGTATTCAATAATATGACTCTGATATGACCTGATTTAAACTTTTCCAATACATTCATCATATGAGATGTATTACCTTTCAATTCAGAGCATGAGATGTTTTTGTTCATAAGCATACTGATGATATTTACAAAGCCACTATCATATTTGCTAAATACAAGGAATTTCCCATTTGGATTATCTTGGATAATTTTCAGCAAAGTATCTTCTTTACTGAGAATAGTCTGTTGTGGTGTATTACTGATTTTATCTTTGACTATAGCAATCATTTTATTCACATCAATTTTATGACGACATTCGGGGCAATTCATATTATTTGTTAGCCATTTCATTATGCACGAAGCACAGTAAGCATGAGTACATTCCAGGACCATAGGATGTTCCATATCATACATACAGATTGGGCACATTTTGGTATTTAGCTCTGATATTCTCTCTGTAAGATATTGTAGTTTCGTTTGAATAGCGTTTATTTCATTCTCAATGTTTTTGATTTTGGTAGCTTTGTTATCCTCTGGAATATCTAGGCTAGCAGTATATTCTTTTTCCTTTTCCTTATTCAATAGGTCGCGTTGCAGTTCTTTGCTAACAAGTTTTATGATATTATCTTCTGTATCACTTTTTCCACCCAAGTCTCTGATTGCACCTACTATATCATTGGCATTGATCTTTTCAAGAATAACAGAACTTATGAGATTTTTGATCACACCAAATTGTGCTGGTAATTTGCATAAATAATTATGCTCATTTGGAATAGGAATTTGGAAACTATTTCGCACAAATTCTTTTGTACATTTTACGAGAATCAAATTTATTGTATCGTAATTGATACAATCTCTCATGCTATACAATAGATTATTGTAGGATCTGGAAGAATACACTAGATTCTCATATGTTCCAGATATGAGCCAAAGATATTCATAATACATCAAAGGAATTTTGTTCAATATATCATGAGCCTCATCGATCATAATTCGTTGCCATCTTTTGATATATGGAATACGCACCAAGACGGTTTGTGGTGTTGTTGAAGAATTCAATGAAGGCATTTCGTAATAATTGAGAAGTATATCAAGTGTTGTATTTTTTATGAGAATAGCATCATATGAATTGAAGAAATCAACTACAGTCTTTTGATCACATGTGCTTGCTGGCAAATATTTCTTAATATGTGTCAAGTTTTCTATTGCCAGAAATTTCAGACTAGTTTGTTCTTGTAAGGATTTTTGCCACTGCACATATACTGGGCCTCGTGGAACTATAATTAGTGTGCTTTTTATAATATCACTATTATCAAGTACATTGCCATTATTAGTAGTATAACTTAGATAACTATAATTCCTTGGATTACAATAGCTAACAGACATGCACCTATTTATATGAATTTTGTTGATATTACACTCTGCAATAATAGACAATGCTGTAAGTGTCTTGCCATATCCAACTATATCCCCTATAATTCCAATATTACTGTTTAGTGTTACTTTATCCTTCACATTTTTACTGGTAATTCTGTCATAAGCAGTTATATTACTATATTGTGATGCAGATTTTATATCATAGCTTACTGACCCTTTTTGTTCCATCAACATGGCCTTATATAAACAAGCAAGTTGATGAGCCTTGAGCTGAATTTTTATTTTCTTTGGTTGTTGTGCTCTAGGCGCATGTTCGTTAATTTCAACATCGAATTCAAATCCATCTGAACCATCATGAGATGCAATTGTCATAGAATCAAGTGGAATCGCGGGTTCATCAGAAATATTTGGTGATACTGGTATATTCATTTCAGAAGAACTAGTCATGATTGAAATAATAAAGAATATGTTTATATATCATTTTTTTATTTTGTACCAAACCTAAAAGACATATAACAAAAAAATGATTATATGCACTTAAGAAAAATATTATCATGGTTGATTCTATCAACGCGAGGCGTGGTGCCGCCAAATATCAAATAGAAGATAACAAAAGAAAGCAAATTAGGGAAAAATTCAATACAAATATATTAACATCAGCTTACTTTGAATATTTTGACGAGAATGATCCTAAACATATGAGCATAAGACAAAAGTATTATTTACAAATTGCAGCAGAAATAGCGATGAATTCTGTGATGAATCATAAGCACGGTGCTATCATCGTACATAAAAAAGAAATTATAGCAGCTGGTTACAATCATTTAAATTCTACGTTTAGTGTGCATGCCGAAGTAGCAGCTATTACACAGCTTAAAGGCAGAGAAAAGGACATTCTTCCGGAATGTGAGTTGTATGTAGTCAGAATTGCCCCAAAGAAATATGATAATGCCCTTAAATATTCCAAACCGTGTATGAATTGCCAAAATTATATATCCAAAAAATGCATAAAAAAAACTTTCTACTCAACAAACTATGAGTATGATGCTTTACTTCTAAAGAGTAAGTGACACTTTAGGAATGATCCTTCTTATGTTTTTTTTGACGACAGTCTGTCTTTCTTCGTTGAAAATTTGATTCAGCAGTTCTTCTCCAGAGAGGTCCTTATATTTGATGATCTTCTCTTTAATTTCAGACATCTTAATTGGCACTTTGACCTCTTTCACATTAGACTTTATGCGACCATGTTGTGTATTAAGATCATTATATTGAAACTTGAACATAAAATCCTGTATTTTGGAATTTAATGCCTTTTGATAATTCTTCCGTTCTTTGATAGCAATCACTAGTTTCCTTATTTGATCGTCATACTTGAACCAATCATGTACTAAATTTCTGAAAGATTCAAGCTCTTCTTGACTTGGTTCTGGTTTGTCAGATACAATTGTGGTAATTAAATCGTCAGTTCCGATAGCACTCATGATACTAGTATGTTTATAATTCTTTAAGTTGTTTTTCTGGATTTCCTAGGTTTTCCAGGAGATTTTCTTAAACTCCCACCAGCAGCTGCAGCAGCTGCAGCAGCTGTAGCAGTTCTGTCAGCACTTGAAGTTTTTGATTTGGTTTCTTTTTTAGGTTTTTTAGCAGCTTTTTCATTTTTCAGTATTTCAGATTGAATAAATTTATGCAATTCATCCTCTGTCCTTTTATTAGTGAATTGTTTTACCTCTTTACCATCCTGGTATAATGTAATTGTAGGAAATCCATTTACATCTGAATATTTTTTGTCTAATTCTTTCAAACAATCCAATTCAATACTGACTGCATTAATTCTATCCTTATAATATTTGGTGACTTTGTCCCAAATAGGATGGAAGCTTATACAAAAACCACAATGTTTCCAGTAATACAAACATAGGACCCAGCCTTTTTTCATCATGGGCATAAATTTGTCTTTTGCTTCACTGGGAACATTGATATCAACTACTGGCATTCCTTTCCTTAATATATATATGATATAATTATAGATGACAAAACAAAACTTGCGAGAACAATCTTCCATTATTTCTTGCGAACATATGAAAGCTCTTGCAATCAAAGAAAGAGATTATAATCATTTCAGATTTGTTCAGCATATTACAACACCCACCATGAATATGGCACCATGTAATGCAGAATATGTGGCACAAGAACAAATACTTCAACAAGGCTGGAAAATAGATAAAAATAACTGTATTTATAAAAACCCAGAATATAATCCAGGCGAATGGGAAAAACAATTTCAACCTATCTTACCATTGGAATTTGGAACACAATTCAATGTAAGATCGAAAAAGATCTAATTTTTAATTTTTTTGATTTTTTTTGATTTTTTTTGATTTTTTTTATTCTTTTTACCGTGTTTAAGATCACAAAGTTTCTTCACAATAGTAGCTTTCTTAACATTAGAGATCTTACCATTTTTCTTTGTGGTAACTTTCACACCTTTTGCTCTAGCAACCTTATAAAGTTTCTCAACAGTCAGATTGTTCAAATACTTTGTATATTCTGATCTGGACATTCCTTTTCCTCCAGTCTTCTGACTGGAGCGAGTTTTATAGCCAGCACCAAACAAACTGCCTGCATTGCCAAGCATATCACCACTTCCAAGCATATTGCTCATCATTTTGTCATTGCCCCCGAGAAGCTTTACAGATGCCTTGAATTCATCAGAGCCACCTCTGGATCTGTATCTTCTCATGCCGCCTCCAATACTAAGTTTCCCCAATAATCCATCTACACTTGAAGCCGACATCTTACTACTTAAAGAAAATATTTTTTATGAATTAGCATATAAGATATGTAATTTTTTCATAGTATTTTATCAAGTATTCATCAAAGTCTCGAGCAGTATCTGTAAGACATTTATTATTAGAAACAATATATTTATACAACATTTTACCAAGAAATAAACACAGATTTTTAGCTTTTGATTCAGTTGCATAAGTAGTTTTTAATTTATGATTCATCAGTGCATAAAACATGCCATGTTCAATATATGCAATACAATCATTTGTCATAACAATATCATCATTCAATATGCACATGCCATTGATACATGATAGAATTTCTTCTGTCATTTCTTCGGATATTATGAACGGTTTAAGCAATGTTGTATCACGGAAACACATGATATGTTGATTATTCACATATACAAGAGCTTTTTTAGTAATCATATACAGTGGTTTGTTATACCACGTTATTTTGTTTTCGATTGTATCAATCATTATGAGTGAAATATCACCATAACATCTAATATAATATAACAAGATGGACTTTTGCACTTCAGGTGTCAGACTATCTATCATATCAAGCATATACATATTCTTTACAAATGAATTCATCTTTTTGATCCAATTATATTATAAAAATAATTCTTATATATAAGCATTAGTCTGATATGAGATATATATGTTTGTTTATATAATTGGACACAAGGGATGGATTGGAGGATTATTTATGAAAGAGTTAGAAAAATGCGGTCATGAAATTGGATTTAGTGATTATAGAGCAGAATCAGATGAAATTAAACAAGATATCTTAGACAAAAAATGTTCGCATGTTTTATATTGTGCTGGAAGAACTTCAGGTGGTGAATTTAAAACGATTGACTATTTACAAGATCCTTCAACCTTCAAAGAGAATATCAATGATAATTTATATGGACCATTGGCTATTGCTATGTTTTGTGATAGAAACAATATTCATTTCACATATATTGGCACAGGATGTATCTATACATATGACGAGGATCATACTATTGAAAACAGGAAGGGATTTAAGGAAACTGATAAGCCCAATTTCTTTGGATCCAACTACAGTATTGTCAAAGGATATACTGATATGTTGCTCCAGGGTACGAACGCGTTATCACTTAGAATTAGAATGCCAATGACGAAAGAAGAGCATCCAAAGAGCTTTATTACAAAATTAATGTCTTACAAAAATATCAATAGTGTTTTGAATAGTATGACAGAACTTGATGTGATGATACCAGTTGCAGTAGAGATGATGCAGTATTGGGAGAAAGGAACATACAATTTCACCAATCTTGATATCACTCATGATGAACTGTTGCGAAAAAATGCGCCATCAGAGCATACATGGGAATTGGTTGATGGAGATAAATTAGATATTAAGGCTAAAAGAAGCAATACATTGCTAGATACGGGCAAGCTTAAAGAATATCTGATGATAAATTCAATGGTAAAAAATAGTATAAAAAATATTTTAATGTAGTATATAGGGTATGTTTGTATCAGAAGTATATGAATATGCAGCTGTCGATAGAATTGTTGTGATTGCAGATGTTCATGGAGATCTCAAAAGATTCAAAAAGATTCTCCAAGATGCAAATATTATAAATGACAATTTAGAATGGATTGCACAGCCAGCTGATACGATTGTAGTCCAACTTGGAGATCAGGTTGATAGTATCAATAGATCACCTGATATTGCAGATTGGGAAGTTCTTGATGATACAAACATGATCTATTTCACAGCTAGCCTGGATAACATTGCACGCGCGAAAGGAGGTAGAATGATTTCATTAATAGGCAATCATGAACTCATGAATGTTATTGGCAATTTCTCATATGTATCACCACAAAGTAATGTTCCATCACGTTCAAAAGCATTTATGCCAACAGGCCAACTTTCACCTATCCTTGGCAACAGACCTGTAGTATTAAAAATAGGTGAGCATTTTTTTTGTCATGCAGGTATCAAAAAACATCATTTGGATTTGTTAGATTCTCATAATAAATCAATATCATATGTAAATGACTTATGGAAACAATTGATGGTAACCAACAGAATAGAAATAGAAGATAAAGAGTTGTTTGATAAGATTTTACTAGATACTGATGGAATTCTATGGACAAGAAATGTAGATACACCAGATGACTTTGAGAATGTTTTGAGACGTCTAGGATGTTCATATGTATATGTCGGACATACTCCAGTACCTTCTATTCAAATAGTGAATGATAGATTGTGGCTATTAGATACAGGTTTATCTAGAGCATTTGGTAGCAAATCATTTCAATATATAGAGATTGTGAATGATAGTATAAATATAAAAGATTGCACTGATATAAAAAAATGACATATCTATTATCACATGAATGCATTAGACATAATGGATGGTCTTCATATGCATGGCAAATTTGATGAAATTATGATAAGGAAATCAAAAGAGCTAGAAGAGCTAGCTATTTCAAAGACAGGAAATAGAAAAATGATGAAAGAGAAAGAGAAAGAGTCAGATGAACTAACCTTTAGTGTAAAATCTACTATAGCCAAAATCAATGCTGAACATGAACGGAAACTCAAATCATCAAAAGCATATAAAAAGAAAGAGCAATATAATGTTGTACAGGAAGCCAGCTAAGGCACACAAAGATTTAAATAAATTTCGTATTAAAAGATCTAAACGTACTATGAAGGTTAAACATTTGAAGGATCATGCTACAACTGCTGAGATGCGTAAATTGGATTTACTTCTAAATAAAAATGGATGTAGTAATGATGAAGAACACATGCATGAAAGATTGCGGCAAATTGCTGGTTATAAGGCAAAATTATATGAATTGCAGAAACTTCCTTATATCAAACAAAGGACAGAAGAGTGGTTTAATTTGCGTAAAGACAGATTGACAGCTTCTGACTTAGAAGATGCCATCAAAGAAAATAACATAAGACTTGCTAAAAAGAAAGCTGGTGTGATCAAAGATACAACAAATTATACTGGTATTCCTGCCCTAAAGTGGGGGGTTATGTTTGAACCCATGGCATCTAGATGCTATTCACAAGCAAATGATAATATAGATATATCAGAATTTGGTCTCATTGCTCATCCAACCTTAGAACATTTCGGAGCATCTCCAGATGGGATAAATGCATTGGGCATTATGATTGAAATCAAGTGTCCTTATAGCAGAGAAATTATTGATAACAGCATTCCTGATAAATATTACATGCAAATTCAGGGGCAACTTGCAGTATGCGGGTTGGAAGAATGTGATTATATTGAATGTGATTTCAAGACATTTGATTCTGCTTACAAATATGTTGATGATATGGTAAATGACCATGGTAATCCTACTATAAATCATGGAATTATTGCAGAATACAAAAATTTACAAACAGATGAATATGAGTATTTCTATTCTGATGTTGGTCTGAATGCATCTCAAGCATTTAACAATATCAATAAACAAGTCTTTGAGGCGAATAAAAGAGGTCATCTTCAATTTATTAAGCTTACACCATGGATTCTAGAGAAGATGAACATACAACGTGTAACATTTGATAAAGACCTTTGGGATGAAACTGTTCCAAAAATCCTTAAATTCTGGGATAAAGTAGAAAAATGTAAGCAACTTCCCATTGAAGAACCTGAACCCAAGAGGAAACAAAAAATAACATTCATACAAGATGATGATTAAGATCATTACGCCAACAAATTCAGACATTTCAAATTTCTTTTTTATCTGATTATAGAACGAAAGAATTGTATTTTTGTAATTTATTGACAAAAAGCCTATTCATTTTATTAAGTGAATAAATCATACCATAATCACTTGTTGTATCATCTAGTTCTGCACATTTGCTATTATAATATGTAGCAGTTCCATCAGATTCTGATCGGTTTAAGCAACCACATGCTAAATTATTAACACCATTGCATTCCAAAAAGCATAATTTCTTTCGAGACAATTTAGGATTAAAATAATCTTTGAATTTATTGATTCCAGAGTCATCGGGATATTTATGTATTTTATCCAGCATATCAGCATCATGATAATAATTTGGATACATAATATACACTTTTGTAAATAACTGCTTTTGTCCTACTTCTTTATTATTTTTATTCTGGATATATGAAGATTTCATATTATTCACAGAATCATGCCTTGCTACAATTTGTTCATTGTTAAATACAAGATAAGGTGCCTGAAATATCAAGACATAAATAGGATCTTTCAATTCAGGTTCATTAGAATTAATTATAGTCTTGTCCAGATCTTCAGATATTTTTTGAATGATATCATTGACAGATACTGAATAAAATTCATAATAAGATACATAAAATAATGATCTCAAATCAGCCAAAATGTCAGAAGATGTATCAGACTTGATACAGCCATATGTCAAAAGGGATTCATTATTTTTTATGTCATTGTATTCATGAAAATTATATAGATACCTATAAGCTTTGTCATGGAAAGAAGCCCCTTTTTTATAAGCCTCGAGCGTAGTGTTATATAATGCACTTACTTGATCTTTGTAAGTATCAGGGTTCTCAAAATTCTCTTTGAAATTATGATATGCTTCTATATTACATTTGAATGTATAAGTATTATACAATATACTTGTGAAGCTGAATAAAATCAAACAACTTACAGTTATTATCATGTAGATTGTATCATTCATTCTCATCTCTTTACTAGAATAATATAAAAATATTTACTTTTATTTACGATTTATTACTTATGAGCTATAAATTTGAGCAATAGCAACACCAACAGTATTGTCCATTTGTCTATTGCTTGATAAAATATTATCTCCTGAAACTTTGACTAGTATAGCAGTATCTCCTAGCACCTGTGAGTTCAATTTGATATCAAATACAATATAATCTCCTTGTGATGTCATAGCTGATTGAGTAAGATTGATATAATTACTATTACCAATTGAACTAAATGTATATGAATCCGATAAGAGATTACCAATTTCGGACCTGGGTATTTTGAATAATATAGAATCTCCTGCCTTAAGCTGTCTCATTACATTAATCTTAAAGATGATATTATTTGTAACCACGTTATTATTTGTCTGGTTTAATAATGAATATTGAACAATAAGATTTTTAGATGAATTTATTATTGCATCCAAATCACTTTGTAGAGCTTCTGCTTCATTTATGATACTATTCAAATCTTCACCTGTCAATCTGGCAATCTGCAGATTAGCAAGATCATTTGTATTATTTTGCCCTGCTTCTTTAAGAATAAAATTAACATTATTTAAATACAAATTACTATTTTGGATAAACATAGGGGCATTTATGTCAGAACCTCCAAAATAAATGCTATCATTTTGCATGTCAAACATCGCAAGAGGTTTATTTTGCTTCGAATTGATAGTCAAATTATCAAGATTTTCTGGGGTAATGTTAAAGCCGTCATTATCAACATTCATGTGGATACATCCATCAAGATTATTACAAACCTTCAAATTCTTATTATCTATTGTATTAGCAGGTGTTTTTACAGTGATACCACTTACTGTATCAACATGTGAAATGAGCTCCAGATTAGGGGTTACTCCTGAAAAAACGTGTTCAAATATTTTATTATTTGAAATACGCTGATTGCCTTCAGAAAATGTAAAATATTTCTTCAAAGCACTGTCAAAATTGTTAAGAGAATTATTTAGAGACGAATTAATATTACTAATAGAAGTATTTAATTCATCGCCCTTACGCACTAGACTTTCATAGTTTGTATGCATTGTATTATTAAGATAAATATCATTTCTTATCAAATTACTATGTGATAAATTCATGGCATTATACAAATACATGTCATTATTATAAGCTTTGGAAAAATTTTGATTTACAGTGGCCAAACTATTATTCAATTTATTATTTATATTATCAGTTTGAACATCAATACGTTTCACATCTGTATCAGTCTGATTGATTCTTTGAGACATATTTTTCTCAGTAATGTCAATATTATCTGAAACCTTTATCACAGCATCATTTATGTATTTTGTTGATACTTCAAAAGATTTATCAACGTCATCCTTGTACTCCATATAATCATATATAAGATATACAATGACCCCAACTATGATTAAGAACATAATAAAAAATATAATTGGCATTACAATGTCCATATTATCTATCTAATGATTATAACTAAAAAAATTTATGAAAGTTTAATAACTTTTACTTCGTCAAATGAACCACCTGCTTGATTTTGTACCTGATTTCTTCTTTCTTGATCTAAATTGTCATCAAACTGATCTTCTTCACCATAATAGTCTTCATCTTGTCCTTCTCCTTCTTCGCCTGCATCAAATTCAAAGTCATTTTCGTTATCTTCAATTCCTTCCATTTCTTGGTTGTTTTCATTTCCTTCATTTACATCTTGATTGTTTTTATATGCATATGATCCTTCTTCTGTATCATCATCTGGTACATCTGGTACATCTGAAATATCAGAATCTTCAAATTCTTTTTCTTCTTCACTATTTTCTTCTGATTCTTCTGGTTCTTCCTCATCTTCTTCTGGTTCTTCCTCATCTTCTTCTGGTTCTTCCTCATCTTCTTCTGGTTCTTCTTGATCTTGTGGTTCTTCATCCTCGCTTTCATCTGCTTCTTTTTCACCTTCTTGCTCTTGATTCTTTTCTTTCTGATATTGTGCTATTCCTAATCCATTTTCAACACCATTCTCATAAGCTTGACCTAATGCATCTATAGGAACTACTAATTCTCTGCCACCTGTCATCATATCATTTTCTGATTCATCTTCGTCAATAGTTGATACTTCTTCAATAGAGAATTTTGGCGGCATTTCAAGACTTTGTGTGTTGAGCCTCATTTCAATACCCATGCATTCAAGTTCTTGTACCAGCAATTTGAAAGAATATGGCGTTTCAATCAAGGAAATATCATCCTTATTACATAGCTTACATTTGATGATTCTATTCTTCTTTGAAGGGTTGTAAATTGAAAGAATGCCACATCTCTTGCATATAGCCCATTTATATTTATCAGACCTTTCCATCATACTTTCTTTCATAAACAGTGATGTTCCATGACTCAATACACTATCACGTTCCATCTCACCAATACGAAGACCACCTCCCTTTCTTCTGCCAGCAGTAGGTTGTCTGGTTAGCATTACTTTAGGCAATTCGTTTTTATCTCTATCATGACCTCTTACATTCAACTTGTCTGCAACCATATGCTTTAGCCTGAAATAAAATGTTGGGCCAATAAATATTTCACATTCTAATTGTCGCCCAGTCATTCCATTATAAAGCATCTCATTTCCATGACTATCAAAACCCCTATCTTTCAGCTCTGAATATATCTTATTTTCATCAAATGGTACAAACACAGATCCATCTCCCAAAGTGCCTTTCAAACAACATAACTTGGCGAAGACACATTCTACCAAGTGTCCAATAGTCATTCTGGAAGGAATGGCATGAGGATTGATGATAATATCTGGTTTTACACCATCTTTTGTGAATGGCATATTTTCCTCTGGTATAATCATACCTACAACGCCCTTCTGACCATGACGAGATGCATGTTTATCTCCGAATTCAGGCTTTCTGATTTTCAAGAATCTCACTTTCGCTACAGCAGAATTGTTGCCAGTAGTCTTACTGGAGTAGAAAACTTTATTTACAATACCATAAACAGAATTATCCGTTGTCATTGATACATCTGTATATATAGTTTCTTTCGCCAATTCTGTAAAAACCCCTTTCTTAACTTCCTTAAATGTTTCTCTTATATTGATCATACCTACAGCTATTACCTTCTGACCCTTGCTCACATATGAGCCTTCTTTAATAAACCCATTATTATCTAATAAACTATAATTCGCATGTTTAATACCTTTGACCTGAATACCTTTTTTAACGTATTCCATGGGGTTGCCAAAGACAATTCTTTCATTTTGAGAAACTTCTTTTGCAGTTGCAGTAATAGACTTGAAATATGATAAATTGAACAGACCGCGTTCAACACTCTTTTTATTAATCATAATACTATCTTCCTGATTGAATCCAGTGTATGTCATAATGGCAACAATTACGTTGAAACCATTTGGCATATAATCACTACATGTATATTGTGATAATTGCGTGCTTACTAAAGGTCTCTGTGGATAATGTTGGATATAGGACATTGTATCAAATCGCTGATTGAAATTAGTGGCATAAATACCAATAGCCTGTTTGCTTTGAGCAGCATGGAAAACATTACGTGCCGACTGATTGTGATTTGACAAAGGAATGTTGGCACTTACTATACTCATCATAGTTGAGGGGTGTATTTCAAGATGTGTATGAAATAGTGTCACATCTTTTTGCTCCATACCTACAAGACAGGTATCTTCCTCTTCAATATCCAGATACTCAATCGTAGCAGCATTCTTCTCAAGAGTCTTCAAAATGTTATCAAACTCCATATCCTTAAACTGTGGCAAATCTTCTGGGTTAATATAATCACTTCTATAATAGAACTCATCTGATTTTTCAGCATCAGTAAGATCTAGTGTAGATCCACATATGAGATCAAACCAACTTGTTATTTGTTTTGATTTCTTAGAGTTAGAATGAGCAATCAGAAGAGGACGACATGGTCTTCCAGATTCTGTCAAGATACGTAATTCATTCTCTTTAATATGCCAAGATATAGATATCAAAATATTGATCAAACTGTTCCTCCTATATGCTCTCAAAATTCTCAGCATTCTCATGGGATCACGTGTAATACCAAACCAAGAACCATTAATAAATACTTTACATATGTTTCTATCAAGAGGAATATCATAGTCTTCTATTGGAATTATACCAATATCTAGCAAGCATCTACGGATATTGTCAGTATTAGTTCCCGATGCAATCTTTGTAAGGAATGCCAAATTCTTGAGATACCCTACTGCACCACCATCTGGTGTTTCAAATGGACACATAATGCCATATTGTTGTGAATGCAACTTATGAGGACCAGTGAGTTTAATACTTCTATCAAGTGGCATATTAACACGTCGCAAATGAGACATAAAACCTATATAACTGATTCTAGCTAGATCTTGTACTTTACCTAGTTCTGGATCTTCATCGGATGCAATGCCCCACATTCCTTTCAGAGATTTGGCAAATGTCTGAGCAATGAGCAAATTATCTATCAGGGATTTATGAATATTCTGTTCTGTAATAAAATTCTCATAATCTTTTTTCTGATTCCATGAATAAAAGTGATAATCAGAATCCATCTTATCTCTAATAGCCTTTCTCAACTTCATGTAAGCTTCTTGAAACAATTCTGCAAGCAAATAGCCACTGATATCAACTCTTTTATAAATGTAGCTGTCTCTATCACTCTGAGGTGCTATATGCATTACAACATTGACGAATTGTTTAACGAGGTATCCTAAATATTTACCTTTATTGGCATATAATGGAATATTCGGAAATACATCTGTGGTTAGAATACTCTTGACATGTTCCACATTATTATATTTGACAAGAGGTCGCAAATAATTGATAGCATCTTCTTGGGTATATATTTGGTATTCATTGTCATATAATGATGGCCTGATGAAATTATCAAAGAATGTCTTTTCGACTTCATTATTTCCAACTCCAAAAATTGATTCATATATCTGTTTATCACTTTCAATACCAAGTGCTCTGAAAAACGCAACTAATGGTATCTTGCCTGTAACAGATGGCAATGAAACCATAATAGCACCCTTCCTGTGTCTGTGTTCTTCTGCAACATCTTCTTCTGTCTCAGTATCAGGATTTTTCACGAGATAAAACTCAATACTACGAGGTGACAACATAGTTTCACCTGTTTCTCCTGTGCATCTAATCAATCCCTTATAATCAAATGTCTTATCATCTTTTATTTTGCTGACAAAAAGTCTATTAGTAGTAATTCTTTCTTGTGCAATGATAACCTTTTCTTTACCATCTATAATAAAATAACCACCAGTGTCATATACACATTCGCCTAATTTTCTAAGCACTTCAGATCCTTGGCCATTCAATACGCATATATCACTGTGCAACATAATAGGAATACTTCCAATAGCTACATTTTTAAATTCCTTTGTTATTTTATTGCCTTCTAAATTTGTAATTTCAACCAGTACGTTAGCATACAAATGACTTTCATAAGTCAAATTTCGCAATCTGGCATCATTTGGAGTAAGCAATCTGGCATTCCCATTCTCGAATGTAATGGGTCTATCTACATAAATTTGATCCCCACTTTTACCTCCTATATATACATCAACTTGCATCAAAATTTCACCATAATCATCATATTTAATCATAGTAATTGGATTGTATGATTGCACAGTCTGTGGTATGTAAGTTTTGATGAACTCTCTAAAACTATCTAAGTGGTGACTAGTAAAGGGATATTTATGATTTTGAAAATATAGGTCTAATATATTCCATCCATCCATAAATGGTTATATTCTATTACTATTTTATATATTTTTACAGAGCAAATTTAATATATGGACAATATATAAGATATTGACTTGTTATTTTATATTGAAGTGAAATGAATAATGACTTCACCGTTGATAGTATCAATCGATATATTGACCAACTAAATGGTAATGCAACACATTATGACATATCTGTCATAGTATATAAAGTTTTCAAAAACATGTATAGGTATTTGGGATCAGGTCAGTGGCAATATTATGACTTTCAAGACAACTCATGGAAACCTGACAAAAACAGACTCAAATTCAAGAATGATATTAAGACAATAATGTCTGATTTTTTTTTGACAAGATATTTATACTGGTATGAAAAATCTCAAGAAGCCCAGAATATAGATAATGATATACATTCCAAATTTATGGCAGATAAGATGTTCAGATTATGTCAAAAAATGAAAGATGACAAATTTATATCTGTTGTAATTAAGGAAGCGAAGGGGTTCTTTGACATATACAATGATGATTAATTTCAAAAAACTGAAACATGAATATGATAGGATATCTGTATATGATATTCAGAATAATGCAGGTATTTCATTCGGAGATCTTGAAAATTTTGCAGATCAATATTCAAATGTTGCAAATGAGATGAAAACAAGTCGCTTTTGTCCTCGCAAAATTATGGATTATTACTTCAAATGCAATAAGTTCATGAAAATTGTTGTATCACAAGATATTTCACTACATTTCTTTTATATAGATGAGCTTCATGAAAGCATGTATAAAATATTCAAAACAATCAAGCAATGTATTGTTCTGAAGAAATATTTTGGCATCACAAAACATCTGAACATTTATGTTGTTACTGCTCCTGATAAAAGATTCATGCCAAAAGAAGGGTATATCACTTGCCAACATATAAATGGTGGCTGGACTGCATTGAATCATAATGATATATTTATCATCAGAAGTGAAGAATTTGGTAAGGTTATTCTCCATGAAATTTTGCATCACTGTGAGCATATACAAAATGACAATTGGAAAAGAGAACATCTAGTGGTATTAAAAACACATTTCAAAATCAGTGAAAATACTGTATTGGTACCTAATGAAGCAATTATAGAATTATGGGCAACTATATTATATACATTGTTCTCATCATTTGAATATGGGATTGCATATAATCTATTAATGAATAAAGAACTTGAATATAGTATTATACAATATAATAAAATACTTGATAAACAGAATGAAAAATCCTGGTACGAAGAAACAAATGCATATTGTTATATTGTATTCAAAACAATCATGTTATGTAATCTAGAAAAATTCTTAAAAGCTTGCAGTCGCCCATATGATCCAACGTACATTGTAAATTTCTTAGTAACACATAGTAAATCTATTCCATATAAAAAGAGCAAGGACAATTCTTTACGCATGATGAAATTTTCAGATTATTGATTTCATATCTGAAAATAAATACAATCATCATTTGACAGTAACGGAGAGTATTTTTCATATGATACTGATACACCATTTTCAAGATAGGTATTAATTTCATCAAATGTAAATTTTGTGGTTCGAAGTTTCCTGTTTGTTTCTGATAATGATGTGTAGTTGTATTGTTTGGAATCTAATTGTGACTGCAGGAAATTCCTCTCATTTTCCAAAATCTCATACTGAGACAATTTATATTCCAACTCTTTGTTGCATTTGGTATATGCTTCATTATCAGTTGCATAGTCGGCACATATCTTTTGCATCTGCTCGTAATTTTGCATCATTTTTTTGAGATTTTCATCATATGTTTGAATCTGGCTAGAAAGAACTGAATTATCATCAATTAACTTATTAATTTTGATATTAATAGATGCTGATATATTGGCATCTTCTGTGCATGAAAATGCAACATTATGATCAACAATTTTATTTGGAAGCTTGAGATCTGCTAAAGAAAATAGAATTGTACCAGGATATGTGTAGGATTCTACACTATTTGTAACATCATAAACAAATTTATAACATGCTACTTCAACTGATACAAAATCGAATATGATCTGTTTCTTCTTATATGAAAATTTCAGCAAATTATTAATAATCTCCTGACACTCTAATGTTGTCAATGGTACAAACTTCTTATCATAATATTTCACTAAGTCCATTTTTTTAATTTTGATTATTTTCTCATTTTCCAAATAGCAATGTAACTTCATAAATCTCACATTATTCTGAAGCGTAATGGTGGAAGTTGATGCAACATCTTTTTTGATAAGTTTTGCAATGGATTCAGTATTATCTAATTTTCCTATTTCATATCTCTTATTATTAACTAATGCATATTTTAAAGCAGAATTATTAACGTCTTCTTTGATACAATAACCTTCTAGAGTATTGTCATTGTATTTAGTAAGTTTGTTTATGGTTTTAAAGGCATATGCAACATCTTGTCCATATTGTTTGTGAATTTCTTTCCAATTATTTAAATTAATTCTGCATGCATTCAAAGGGATCGTTTTTTTGGTATCTTTAATATGCTTTATCATATTATATGTTGTATCATCTACATTTCCCTCAATAGTATCCAAATATATTTGCAACTGAGTATCACTCATTTTATAGAATTCCTCCAATCTATTGCAAATGCCAATATCTTCTGTAAGATATAATGAACACTGACGCAATTCAGCGTTTATATTGGGGCTGGAAGAGACTGATTCAAAATTCTCTATGTTTTTTATTTTCACTGAAAGAGTAAAGATATTCATCAGGATGATAACAATCAACATTATGTTCAAATATTCTAAGGAGGTATCTTTATTCATTTAAGGAAAGAATTAGAATATTTATTTACTACCCTGCTCTAATGTCAATAGAAGACATTAATTATCTTCGAAAGTCAAGTATTAAGCAATCATTTACATTTTTGATAGATAGTAGAAATAGAGATAGAAATATATATCCAGATCCTTCCTACTATGTCGTGGATTTTACAGTACCTTTCAAAAATGTGATAGGTATGGAAGTAATTGATGTGAGTATTCCCAAGACCATGTATAATGTTGATTATAACAATAACAGATTATATTATTATTTAGCAGATAGCAATGACATCGAAGAAAATAAAGTTACCATTACATATGATGACAATGGTAATGAAATATATGATACAAGCAAATTCTCTTATGTAGATATACCACCTGGTGATTATGTAACATCAACATTCATTGATAAATTCAGATCAGTCCTCATAAGCAAAAATATATTTCCTAAACTGGATATGAATGGTGTAGATACTCCTGCAGATCTAACAAATCTAATATATTTCAAATCAGCAAAACCATTTATTTTGGATATGCATCGCTCAACTATTGCAGAATTGTTAGGATTCGACACATATACAAAAGAATCAGATGGAAATAAATATAAATTCATGCACGAATATAACAAAAAAGAAGGATTTCAGAAATTATTCCATAGTACGCTTGCAAGTAATGGAGAACATGTTTTGTATGCACCTGGAATGATGTACCTAATAGGATATAAGTATTTGGTGCTTAGATGTCCAGAGATTGAGCAGCATTTATACAGATCACTTTCATATTCTAAAGAAAGTCTAGGATTAGCTAAAATACGAATTAATAGTTATGGGTATAATGACGAGAAAACATCATTTCTTAAAGTACCTGTCAGAGAATTCCATCCTATTGGAAAACTATCTAGAATATCACTTAAATTTGAGACAGATACCGGTGAATTATATGACTTCAAAGGTGTCAATCATAATATAGTATTTGCAATCTATTATTATGAGCCAAAACAAGAAAATGTGGTAAAATCATCTATATTGAACCCAGAGTATGATCCAGACTTTGTGAATTATATGTATAAACACGATGAACAGGAAGGAGAATCTGATGAAGATGATGAAGATGATGAAGATTTTTCACGAGATAATATTGAAATCTATAAAAAACGGGAATTAGAGTTCAATAAAAAAGGGATTGAAAATAGGAACAAAATGATTGCATATAATAATATGAAAATGTTACAAGCAAAAGAACCAGCGAAAAAAGAGTCTCTTACCAAGTATAATCCTATTATTTCAGAATCTGAGGATGAGACTGAATCAGACTGAATCAGACTGATTAAGACACTAGATATTTTACAATGGCATCAATATCTTCTTTTTTCCTTACATCTTTGATGTTTATTGATCCTTTTCTCAAATCACTTAAAATCTCAATCTGCTCTTTCGTGATATTATCATTCACAAAAAATTCACGATGTTTCCTTTTTGAACTACTATATACTATAGCAATAAAAATAATAAGAAATAGTAATAAATAATGATACATAATTCTGCTATAGTCACAGAATAAAAAAATAATATTGTCAGAATATAGATGGCAGAATTATACCAAGCTTATGGCTTAGAAAATGACAGTTATGGTGGTGGAGGTGGAGGTAATTTCTTTGATGAAGAACCACATCAGGAAAGACCTGAAAAGCAAGGAGGATCAAGACATAGAGAATCATCACATCAATCTGCACAGTATCAGCAACAACAGCAAGGTCCTCAACCTGTAATACAGTCTCCTATGCCTCCTAAACAGCAAGCTATACAAGAAGGATTTCAGAATAGTCCTGCTTATGAATTGAAGAACTATGAAAAACAAGATAGCATGCGAAGAAATACTTCATATTCTTTCTGGGACAGAATGGCTATGAAGCGCCCCGAAGTCATCAAACTTGGTGTATTTGCTTTAGTCATCGTTCTTGCAATTGCATTGGAAAGAATTGGAACACATTATCTCAGCAAATATTTGGCTGACAATATTTTCACAGACTTGCAAGAATTCATGCTCAGACTATCATACCCTATTCTTGTATTCTTAGTGATTTGGATTATCAAGTCTATGTAATGAATGTAATTCATGTAATCTATGCCAGCATTTTATTAAGGATTTTGGTGATATCATATTTAGAGATACTCATTGGACCAGTTACTGATTTTTTATTTTTAGACCTGATATTCTTTATTTTATGGATATCTGACTTATTTTGTAATTTAATGAAATAATGACTATTTGCATTTTTTAAATTTAACCCATCTTTGTAAATATGACCTGCTTTTGAACCAACTCTTCTTACGGCAAAATCAGCCTCATAATATTTTTTGGTGAAGCTGTAGTTTTCAGCATTTATTTTGGGGTTCGATTGTTGTCTTTTATATGATCTCTTTTCCCATATTTGGAAAATACAAGGGACATTATAGGACATGTTTTTGATTACAAAAGCGTCTTCTTGCAATATTTCAGAATGTATCAGGTGAAAATGTAGGGGAATAGAGTTTTTCATACTCTTTTTTTCGAAACTTCTGGGTAATATAAAAGAAAACGTATCACAAAAAGCGCATGATTTTTTGATAAATTTGATAGCAGCTGATGCCTTAAAGCCAAATGGAGGATTTCCAATCACATGAATTTTTTTGTATGCATCTAACATTTCAAAGAAGTTCATTGTGAGATAATTTGCTTTTATTACATCTCGGTGTTCAGGTTTTATATCTAAAAAAATATTATTAGCACATAAGGATTTTATAGGGTCAATAAAGGATCCATTGCCAGCACTTGGTTCTATTATGATATCATTATGATAGCTTATAGGAATATATTTTTTAACCAACTTGCAGCAATGTTTTGCTATAGATGATTTTGTGTAATACTTATCCATCTTATTTTTTATTGGAAAAATAATTTAGTTTTTTGAGTTCCATCTTAGTATTGGGTCTGAAAAGAGTGTCTCTGATCTTCAACATATGCTCATCATCTATATAAGGATTCCCAATAATCTCATCAAATGAAGTATTATTGCGTTTTACAATGTGTTTATTAATCCATCTGATTTGAAATACCATTGAGAACATACCACACTCTGTGTTTTTATACTGATGTTGTTTTTTATTGACATGTATTACAAAATCCTTTTGAGGATGAAGTGCGTCACATTGTGTTTTGACAGATTCCAGGAAATTTTGAAGATAATGAGGCATCTGACTACCAGTACTATCATAATAATAGGCACCATATGTAGGAAGATTTGGATCTATTACCATAAATGTTGATGTCCAATGTGATCCAGATTGATCGTGTCTATCCAAATTTGTTATCAAACCAATAAACTTTTTTCCTTTTTTGAGATGATCCTTTATATTAATTGAACAAAAATCACTGTAAAGACATTGGCCATTTTCAGATGCTACTGAGAAATCAATGGGAAATACTCCTAGGAATCTGTATTTATAGTTTTTACTCTGTTCATACTGAAACATGACGTTTTGAATATCATAATTTGAAAGCCAAGTCTTTGGATTTCTATACCAAGCCTCTGGTTTTTCTGGTTTTAATTCTTTTTTCGCAATCGTTTTCAGATCTCTTTTGATTTTCATAATATTTGGCTGATTAGCTTTTTCAGCCAATCGTTCAACAATACCAGTCCAGAGCCAATATTTATTTGAACCACAGATTGGTTTCATTTTGTCATTTACAGCCTTATAAAGTCTTGATGTAGCTCTACTAGTACTTTGAGGTGTTGTTGGAGTTTCTCCAATATCTATTTTGTTCTTACTGAAACCATTCCAAATGGTAATCAACTTTTTGAGAAATTTGTAAGATAAACAATGTTTTTTGTTATCATTTGCAGGACTGCAAAATTTATTCATTGCCCTGTTTATTGAAAATAAAATAATGAACAATGCAAGAATAAGCAAGGATGACCCAGAACGAGCCAGGATGGCATTTAACTTTATTGTCTTATCCCACCATAATGTTCAGAAACTTATTGAGAGAAATAAAAAAAATGATAGACAAATCTATATAAAATAAAATTAATATATATAATTAAGATATATACCCTAGCATGGGCATCCAAGAAGACCTGACCGCGTTCATTAACAAACACAAAATAGAAAAGGGGAAACCTTATTCAAACACCAGTTTGGGTAACCCCAAGGCATCTATTTACATACCAGATGATGAATATGATAGATTCTTGAATTTGTATGGTCTTGCGCTAACCAATGGTATATCTCTTCATTATACTGAGAAGCCTTTAGATCCTAGTCCTCTCAGGGTGGATTTAGATTTCAGATTTCCTATAGATGAGGCAACTAGCTATGGGGAAAGTAAAACTCTCAAACGCGTATATACATCTGAGCACATACATAATATAATCAGCAATTATTTTAAAGTGATTAACAAATACATATCTGTTCCAGATGATTGTAATATTGCATATGTTATGGAAAAATCCAAGCCGTCTGAATATAGGAATAAAATAAAGGACGGTATTCACATTGTATTTCCTCATATCATTGTGAGTAATAATGTGCAACATTTCATCAGAAAAAAAATACTAGATATAGCTCAAGAGCTGTTCATGACTCTTCCTATCTGCAATGATCACGAATCAATTATTGACAAGGCTATTATTGATGTTAATTGCTGGCTGATGTATGGTAGCAAAAAAATTGAAAATGATTGTTATAGAGTTACAAAAATATATAATTATGTCAAATGTGAATGCAATATGAATGAAGTTGATGGCTCTCAATATCAAACAGTTCTACAGCAAGATTGCATTACTGCAACTGACGAAATTGGTTTTATAAGATTGTTTTCGATGAGACAAAAACAAGAATCCAAGACTCCCATCTTACCTGCTTATGTATCTGAAATTGATGAATACATCAAGCATATTCTTCCATCAATTGATGTTAAATACAAGGCAAAAATACATAACAACATATTCGCAAAATCATTAAACATTAACAAAAACTATACATCAGATGATGAACTAAGTATCATCAGGCGCATAGTATTGGAGTGCCTTTCTCATACCAGGGCAGAGAAATATGATGATTGGATCAATCTAGGATGGGTATTACGGAATATTGATTATAGATTACTGGATACCTGGATAGAATTCTCTAAAATTGGCAGTTCATACGTTGAAGGAGAATGTCAGAAGTTGTGGAACAAGATGCGTAAGGATCACATGGGAATCGGGACACTAAAATGGTGGGCAAAGCAGGATAATATAGGCAAGTATAATGAAATTATAGATGACTCTGTCATACCTCTGATAGATTTATGTATCAGAAGTGATGGAGCTCATTATGATATTGCTAAAGTAGTACAAGCAATATTCAAAGATGAAGTAAAGACTGTAAATAAAACTCTTTGGTATTGCTATGATAAAGATAAACACAGATGGAAGATTACTACTGAAGGGTCTGTATTGCGAATAATATTAAGTACAGATATTTGCAAAAAGTTCATGGAGCGCAGTCATTACTGGAATTGTCAGACATATGGTTGCGAAGATGAATCACAAAAAGATGTATTTCAAGAGAAGTCCAAAAAGTGTCTGAAAATAGCCCAGAACTTGAAGAACTCTTCATTCAAAGATAGTATCATGAAAGAGTTGCGGTGTCTGTTTATGGATGAAAAGTTTGATGAATTGCTTGATAGCAGATCACATTTGATTGGATTCTTGAATGGTGTATATGATCTCAAGATGCATATATTCAGAGATGGTATGCCAGATGACTATATCTTTCACTCTACCAAACTGAATTATATGGCATATAATGAAGAACAACAGGAATATGCAGATATTAAGGATTTCTTTAGCAAGATCTTCATAAGTGAAGCTGTAAGAAATTATGTATTAGATGTTCTGGCATGTACAATTGATGGCAGTATAGCACAGGAGAGATTTTATATATTTACAGGTCAAGGCAGTAATGGCAAGTCAAGATTGTTGGATTTAGTCCAAAAGACTATTGGCGACTATTACTGTATCTTGCCTATAGCGTTGCTAACACAGAAACGTGCTGCATCCAATAGTGCTCAGAGTGAATTAGAGAGAACGAAGGGCAGGCGCTTTGCTGTTATGCAGGAACCAAGTGAGCAGGATAAGATTAATATTGGATTTATGAAGGAACTTTCAGGTAATGATAGGATTATGACTCGTGGTTTGTATAAAGAACCCACGGAATTCAAGCCGCAGTTTAAAATGATATTGACATGTAATGAGTTGCCAGAAGTACCAAGTGATGATGGTGGCACGTGGAGACGTATTCGTGTTGTAGAATTCAAGTCAAAGTTCTGTGAGAATCCTACAAAACCCAATGAGTTTCCAATGGACCTTGAGCTGACTGATAAGTTTGAACGCTGGGCTGAACCATTCATGAGTATGTTGATTGAAAGACATAAGCATATTAATCCGAATGCCATACCAGAGCCTATGGAGGTACGTATTGCAACTGAGAGTTACAAGAACAACAATGATATCATAGGGCAGTTTATTAATGACAAGATTGTTCTTGATAAAGAAGCTCAAGAAGATAGGGTTGGTATCCAGAGCTTATATAATGAATTCAGAGTATGGTCTATTGAGAATGTTGCGAAAGGTCGTAAGCGTCCAGACAGGAATCAAATCAAAGCTTACTTTGAAAAATCATATGGCCCTTATCCGTCAGATGGCAAAGGTTGGAGAGGACTTAGGTTCAAATGTGATAGTCAGTTTATGGATGAGTAATTTGTTAGTAGTACTTGGGTCATAAATAAAAAAATGATTTATTTTTTAGATTGTATTATATAAACATGAATACTTGCAGAAACAATCATGGAGGAAATGCAGGATTTTCGTTAGGGTATTTTACTGAAATTGAGATTCTTCAAAACAGAATAAAAAGCCTTGAGGAAAAAATACAGGAGGAGCGCGAAGAACATAGGGAAATATATGCAATGATGAAAGCAAATGTGGAAGACTTCTTACAAGAGATTGATGCGCTCAAAAAAGAAAATCATAAACTAGCTGCAGAAAACGCAGAGTTGTTACATCTTCTGGAAAAATAATGTTAAAGAAAAGATAAGAATGCAGTCAATATTTGGCAGAACATCAAAATTATTGATGGCAGTTTTTCAATATATAGTAATACATATCCATGTAATCAGAAATATAAATACAGGGTGTGATGAGTATCTGAAGTTTTCATTATATACATATAAGCCTAACCAGTATATGGATGTAGTTTTTAGGCTTCATGATGCACCTGATTATGTTTTGGAGCTTTATCATCTAATTGAAAACCAAAATAAGATATCACTGAGTGATAATAGCCTGCAATATATTATCCAAGGACCTTGTCTTGACACTGGAGAAGTGTTTCGAATTGCTTCTATGTTTTGTAATGATTATCATGCTGTTTTAAATAGAAAATATGAATTTGTTTATGATCTTGATGTATCTCTCGAACTGTCTGAAAAAATGCTAAAGCCTATTTATGACGAGTTAAAGAAGTAGCAGTGGGATTTAAGGAAATAATAAAAGTAAATTCATTCAGAATCATCAATATGCATACTTTTTCTCATAATTATATATTATAATATTTATATAAAATAGAAAATTTAATGAGTATATCGGATATGCATAAAAAGAAAGCTGCAAAAGAAAACAGTAAAGGTGGAATGATAAATATAGATTATGGTATCAGAAATAAATCGGAATTTGATCGCGCACTTGGTCTAGAAGGAGTAAAAGATATTGAATCATATCTAAGATTAGCATTGATTAATTATGAAAAAATGTTTGGAAAACCCTTGATCTCATGTGCAAGAAGTAGGAAAGGCGGTAATAAGAAGAGTGTCGGCACCAATAAACTATTGAAAAAAGGCCAGAAACAGGTTTAAATCATTCTGAAACTTTTATAAAATTGTTTCTCAGACATAGATATGTACTCTTGATTATATTGTATTCATTTTTATATTTGTTGCGTATTTGTAGAACATATGGCAAATTTAACTTCACATTGTAATAGAGTAATCTTTTGGCCACAATATGGGGGGACATGTTGGTTCAATGCAATTCTTATAGCAGTGTTTTACAGTCAATTCAGTAGAAACATGCTTTATAAAATAAGTTCAAAATGGGATAAACGGATCGAATTTTACAAAATACTTCGGTTCGTATTAAAACATAAGTATTTGAAAAGCAAAAATCCAGAGAAGGATTTCAAGTTCTTTGATGTTATGAAACCTGAAAACATATTAAAGATGATTCATAAAATCAAGAACAAATATGTCTTAAAAGGCATGTGGAATGGTGGATCATATTTTGAAATAATGATAACAAAGCTTTATAAAATACTCGGAGTAGATTGTCTTATGCTCGAAAAACCACCAGATGACAGTTTATATTATGATAAAAGAAATCATGTTACGTTGATTCCGCACGCTACTGCCAAAAAAAGTACAACATTTAATATCAAACAGAAGTCACACGAGTTCATCACTAGAAAGCTAAATAAATTGAAAAATCCAGACGTTATTATTGTCAATCCAACTGACTATAAAGCATATGAATATAAAACCACTTTAAAACACTACAATGTGGCTACTCAACCTAATGGTCCTCAGACGCTGAACAAGACTATTGTGTATAATGGAACAGAATACATTCTTGACTCTATTTTACTGGCAAATTGGAATGGTAAGGTGATAAAGAAAGGCCATGCTGTAGCAGGTATAACATGCAATGATGAACACTATGTATATAATGGCTGGACTAGATTTACACGAGATCCTACAATAAGTAGTAGCCATGGTAACGGAACTATGAGACCTTGTGAATTGATGAAATATGATTGGAATCCAAACATAGATAATGAGTTTTGTATTTTATTATCAAAATGCAACCTACCACAGCCAGACGAAAAGCAAAAACAAAAAGAATTATGTTTTTCATTTGCAAAGGGCCCCAGATCATTCATATATATTAAAAAGGAAAATGAGCAGAATACTCATGATAACTATAATACACCTGAATACAGGTCTTTTAGTGATTACAAGAGATATGGATCACAGATTGAAGAGCAATGTGGGCTAGACAAGGTAAGAAATCCCGCAACAAACAGATGTATCAAAAAAGACACCGCTGAAAAATTAAACTTAGTTAAACCAGATTGTCCAGAAGGTAAGGTCAGGAATCCTGTTACAGGTCGCTGCATTAATGCGAAAAATTTAAATAAGAAAGATGCGAAGATCGCTAAAAAGGTTGTCAATCTTGTTAAAGAATGCCCAGAAGGTAAGGTCAGGAATCCTGTTACAGGACGTTGTATAAAAATAAAATAATGTGTAAATTGATATAGAAAGTACATATCTATGTCTGAGAAACAAAAACAATAAAAGTTTCAGAATGATTTATACCCTTGAAGATTTAAAATGGTATCAAGTTTTTTATTTTTATTGTGTAGTATTATGAAGAATAAACCACAATAAGCGTGTGATAAAAATATCAACAAGGGTGTTATGACAAAAGAAAGGTTTGCAGATTTTTACAAGAATATGTATTTAGTAAATACAAGGATTATCTTATCAAATACTTTTATTCAAGGTACTAATTATATAATCTAATTTTTTTTCTAAAATATCCAATTTATTTTCTAATATACTATCCATTTTAGTATCCATTTTAGTATCCATTTTAGTGTCCTCACTTGTTTCAATTATATTTGATTTATTATCTGTATTTTGAGTATGTTGCTTTTCGATTTTTAGTATATATTCTTCAATTAGATATTTTTCTATTTGATAATACATTGCTAATTCATAAAGACTTTTCTTTCCTTTTTTATATTCAGGATAAATTACATCAGGAATAATTTGTAATTTGTTTTCATAGTCATTTTTAATAGATGATTCTGAATTATATGATAATAAATTTTTATATTTATAATATGACATATACATTTGTATATATGTTCTCCTTATAACATTTTTTCAAAACTTTGTGCCATTTTAAATCTTCAAGGGTGTAAAGAATCTATGTGATATGTACTCTTGTGCTTCCTTAAATCTCCCATGCCTTAGTTTAGTCTGTTTCTCGCCGCCTTTGGCATGTGAGTGGAGTGTTTTCTCTCTGACCCGAGAGGATCAAGAGAGAACCGAAACTAGCGTAACCGTAGTGAAGGTTCTCCGTTATGTGATCCTCACTTAAATGACTAAAACGTCATTAACTATTATCTTCAAGTTAATGTAGAAGATATATGCCAAATTTAAAACCACATTGTAATAGAGTAATATTTTGGCCACAATATAGGGGAACATGTTGGTTTAATGCTGTCTTGATATCATTATTCTACAGTCAATACAGTAGAAATTTGTTGTATAAAATAAGTTCTAAATGGGATAAGCGGATAGAATTTTATAAAATGCTTAGATTTGTGTTGAAGCATAAATATTTGAAGAGTAAAAACCCGGAAAAGGATTTCAAGTTTTTTGATGTTATGAAACCTGAAAACATTTTGAGAATGATTCATGAATTGAAACCCAAATATATTAATCCAGAAATAGCAAATGGTATAAGAGGTTATCATTCGCAAATTATTATTTCTAAATTATATAAATTATTGGGTGTATCAAATTTAATGTTTGAACTAACAAAAGATGATAAATTATATTATGATAGACGTAATCATGTTGATATAACATTTGATGATTATGAAGAAAAAGCCAAATCAGCACAATATATCCAAAATAAATTTAAAGAATTAAAAAATCCTGAAGTTATTCTTATTAATGTCAATACTAAAACACCTACAAGATCTTATAAATATATTCGAATAGAAAAATTTTATAAAAAAAATCCTCATTATGCTGTTCCTTACGAGAATAATACTTTAACTTCATTAGATGATACTGTAATTTATAACAGTGAAGAATATGTATTAGATTCTGTGGTTTTGAATAATTGGAACGATTATCAAAAAAGAGGTGATAAGAAATTTAAAAAATTAGTGAATGATACTTTGATTCCTGGACATGCTATTGCGGGAATAACTTGTGATAATCAAAGATATGTTTATAATGGTTGGTCAAGATATACTAAAGATATTGCAAAAGAACTTCAAATTGATGATGATTCTTCTGATAATTCAGTTGAAACAAATGAACCTGATATTGTTGATTCAAGGCCATGTGAATTAATGAAATTTGATTGGGATACAAAAATAAATGATGAATTTTGTCTGAATCTTAAAAAATGTTCTCTTCCGTTCGCATCAAAATTTCTAAGAGAAAATCATATGTGTTTCTCATTTGCTCAAGGTAACAGGATACTCGTTTATGTAAGGAAAAATAGTGTATCAAGGTCATCTGAAAATCAAATGATTACACCTGAATATGTGTCATACTCTGATGATAAATCCCATAGTTCTAGTCATATGCTTTTCAAAAGCAGTCTTGAATCAAAGGCAAAAAATAGTCCAACAAGTTCTAATAATTCATCATTTAAAGATTGTAATTCTGATCAAATTAGAAATCCCGCAACAAACAGATGTATCAAAAAAGACACTGCTGAAAAATTAAACTTAATTAAACCAGACTGTCCTGATGGAAAGATTAGGAATCCTGCAACAGGACGCTGTATCAGTGCGAAAAATGTGAAGCAGAATGATGCGAAGATTGCTAAAAAGGTTGTCAAAGAATGTCCAGAAGGTAAGATCAGAAATCCTGCAACAGGTCG